TAGATGTCTTGATGACAAGACACAATTAGTATTATCTCGCAAGGTAGACGACAGAGATAATGTAGTTGACTGTCCACAGTGCGGAAGGGAAATGCGTAGAGAATACAACGCAGTTCCAGTAAAGTTTAATGGGACAGGTTTCTATTCAACAGGAGGATAAATGGAAGAAGCAATTCAGTTACTAGAAGAAGCAAATAAAATGCTTGCTGATATGTTCGGGCTAGATGAAGAGAACGATAATGAGTGAGCCTAGATTAGAAGATGATGTAGCCTACTATGGTTATGAAAGGTGTGATGAATGTGGTGAACGACATGACCCTGATGAGTCACATGACTACGGAGATGACCCCGATAGAATGTGGGATGAAATGCATGAACTCTAATAGACCTGAAGGTGTTACTGAGCAAGATGAAGAAGATGAAATGCTAGCAAAGTTTTGGGCAGATTATGGTGAGAGCCTATGGGTTGACCCAATGGAGCAGGAATGGATGTTGGATGAGAAGACTAACTGACCTGCTTATCTTCCTCGCCCCTGTCATCGTGCCACTCATGTTCATCGGTGGCGTGATTAGTTTCTTCTACCTCATCTACTTCGGACTTCTCTTTATCGGGTGAGTCCTCTTCAAGGTATGGTCTGAATCCACCTATCTTATTTATTAATCTTTTAACTGCTCGCTTGTGTCTCATCCGAGCAGTATCCTCGCTAAACAATTCAAGGAAGTTCGCTATCTCCTTGAAGTCGAGAGACTCTGCGTGTCGCAAGAATAGTAATTTTCTATCCTCTTTACTTAACTTGTAATACGCAGAGTCAATCTCAAACATCATTACATTTAAGTTACCACCTTCTGATGGTGCTTGTGGGCGATTAGTCCCACCTAGATTTAACTTATGACTTACACCATACTCACCACGCAATACTGCTGGTAAGATAGCCTCAACGATTACTGGCTCATAGTAATGTAAGTCAGCAACATCATAGCCGATTGACTTGGCTTTCCAACGCTGGCAATAATCTAATGCTTGATTTCTAAGTGAACGATAGATTAAGTTCTTAGCGTCCTTCTCGCCTATCGCTTCCCACTCATCAAGTTTATTTGGGTGCTCAACGAACCATTGATACAGTGATTGTTTAATGTCTTCCATCTCTACCATAGTAAACTTCTTATGGTATTCAGAAGCGACAGCGACCACTACATAGTCCCACTTCTCAATGCGTTGCCAATCCATATTAAATTATTTCCAAACCTTTCCATCAAATACAAATGACCCGTCCATATTAACTGGAACGAGATGTGGTATAACTTTATTTCCGTCTACATACAAGACACCAAAGCCTTTATGCCATGTGAATAGTCCACCCTTTACATACTTAGCGAACTTAAAGTCCATTAAGCAGCCAACTTCCATACCCCATAAAGTCTTTGGATGACCACCGAAGTATGACTGCGTGTAATGTGTGAGACCCATGCGGTGCGTATGACCACAGACTACTGACATACCAGCACGCTTGGCTAATCCCAATGCGGTAGCACCAGCAGTAGGCTGGACATTACCCTCATCACCATGCAAAAGTAGCCAATTTGGGGCTAATTCATAGGGTTTTTCGTGGTATTTGATACCCAAATCATCAAGTTTCAAGAAGTTTTTCAACTCTAATTCAGGCAAACCTGCGAGTCCAGGTGCTCTCATCTTGATAGTATTAAACAATCTGTCCGTATGATTACTACGAATCATATGTTTAATCTTTAATGATTCTAGTACACGATATGTTTCGTCTCTATCTCTACCGATAGACTTCTCGTGTTCTAAATCAGTCCCCTTACTCCATTTAGAAATCGTCTGCATATCCATTTCATCTCCGACTGATACTACTTCATCAGGTTTATAAGACTTAATGAAACGGGAAAGGACAGAGACTGCCTTCCTATCATGGTAAGGCACTTGCAAATCTGACACGCAGACTATAACTTTCATTTACTTATCCCATTTATCTCTCAGAACTAGCAGTCCTATGATTGCGTAGTTAGCCATATCCTTGAAGGAATCTTCAAGTGATTCGTGCTCTGGATTTTTATTGTTGTCAACTAAGTTATTTATCCGTGCCAGTTTATCATGCATCCTAACACGAAGACCATTGATTGCACCGCCAGGTGCGTCGGCAATATTGCGTGGACCATAATCCCTATGCTTGGATAGCAGTAGTTTTTCTAGTTCTCTGAATGCTTTATCTACATCTCTTTCGAAAGTGGAATTGATATTTTCACCTCTACCCCCGATTGATTTATGGTTATGTCCGTTATCTTGAACCCTTGATTTATTAAGTGTTGTATGATTTGCCATTCGTCACTCCCCTCTTTCAAGTAGTTTTTTAAGTTCTTCATCTAAGTCCGTCATCTGTGTGTCAACTATCATGTCTTCGATTATACCTGCTACTACATTGGGTTGCGTCTCTGCTGTAAACAATGTCATATAAGTAGACTCTGCTATGCCCTTGATATTCTCAGGGCTATCAGCGTATCTGTATATACATCTAAGCAAAGAACCAATCATTAGTCTATACCCATTTGGTAGCACCAGTGCTGGGTCAAACTCTTCGTCATCTTCTAATAGATGGTCGGTTGCATCGAATGCATTCTCGAAGTGCTCACCACATTCAGGACATGGTGGAATCTTTTTCCTAGTCATTTACTCCTACCTTCTGAAGGAAGTATTGTGAACCTTCTTGGACGAACATAGAGTTTACATCCTGTCCATCAGGTAATTGTATAATAGTAATTGGTAACTCTCTTGCTAATGATGTAGCAAATTCTTTTCCTGGTTGGTCTCCATCAGCAAAGACAAACACTCTTTCAAAGTCAGCAAGTAATCTAGTGTAATGCTTCTTCCAACTGTTAGCACCAGGCACTCCGACACATGGTATACCTACTAGTGATGACATAGTAATTGTATCTATTTCACCCTCACATATACCAATGTAGTCTCCTGCTTTTTCTATATCTAGAACATTATACATCTTAGTATCCGAGCCAGTCATTCCCATGTACTTAGGTTCAACAGCAGGATTAAGAGAGCGAAAACGCAAATCGACAACACCACTCTTGGTAATATACGGTATGGATAATCGTCCTGTGAATGCTTCATGTCCAACCTCAGGCTCCGCGACTACGCCTAATCGAGCCAACCGTGCTGCTTCCATTGTTATGCCGCGACTTCTTAGGTAGGCTTCTGCCTGATAAATGTTTGCCGCGTACTTCTGAGTTGCTTGTCCCAGCAATTCTTTCTGCGATTCTTTTTGCTTCACGGATGTCTACCCTTTCTTGTTGCGCAACGATTTGTAACGAATTGCCCTGGACTCCACAAGCAAAGCAGATGAAAATATTCTCATCAAGATTCGCACTCCCACTTTGGTGCGTGTCACCATGAAAAGGACATTTGAGATTGACTTGACCATGACCTTGGCGTACACTCGCTCCATAATGGATAAGTATTTCTCTGATACTCGGTAGGTCATTCACAGTTCCTCTCAATCCATTGCTCCAAATTCTCTACGACCCAGGCTTTATCTATACCAGCCATGCGTCTTTTAATTATAACATATCTAGGTGGAGTTTCATCCAACCCTCTAGCCTTAGCATAGTTCTCTGCTTCGACTGTAGCCTCTGCCCAGAACTTAGGTAAGTCAATCTTCTTTGTTGCTTTTAATTCAAAGATGTAAGTTTGCCCAGCAACCATAGTAACTATGTCGCCTTCATCTTTAGAACCTGCTTTAGTTAAGCGTTCAGCAAATACTTTCTTAGACCTTAGCCACTTCATTACTGAAGTCTCAAAGGTTGCACCCTTGCGTTTACCATAACTACTCACGCCACGACACCTTAGGATACTTAGCAAAGTTAATGAAGAAGAATAGGAAGTCGAGTCTGGTAACCCAAGCGGTAACTTCTGCCACGTCTGACTCAGTCCATTCTATAATAGGATATCTTTCAAACCCTATACCAAAACAATATCTAGTATTAAATCCAATAGTTACTGTGTATCGTCCGATATCTTTTTGCATTAATGGTTCTCTGGAATATCATCAACGAACATATACTCAGGGTTAAAGGCAATCCATGTCATGAGGCCTCCTCCTGCGTCTGCTCTTCCGTATCTGTTTTTAACTGGCGCGACACCCATTGAGGTCCCAACAACTCCGAGAGTGCAGATGAGAGCAGGTAGTTGTGCAACCTTGCCCTGAATAGCACTTCGCGGTTGACACGGAGAACCTGTAACTGCTTCACTAGTATGATGAAGCACAACAACAGCAGCATTAGTTGCACGAGCAAGATACTTTAACTCCTTCATAATGGCTCGCATAGAAGCGAACTCTTCACCACCATCGGTGGCTACGTCCATTAAATTATCTACTACAATTAGAACTGGTGGGCAACCCCATAGTTCCTCAAATGCCTGCACTTCTTCATCAATATCTTGAAGCGTTGGTGCAGATTCAAATGACCAAACAATATGACTGCTCTTTGACAGAGTAGCCTTAGTCCAACCTACATCAGATGATAACATTCCTTCTACATCTGACTGACTCTTACCCGAAATCATAGACGCTAATCGCATAGCCATCGTATGAGCATTGGTATCTGCCGATATATATAACGTCGGCACTTTCATTTTAAGTGCTAATGCTAATGCTAAAGTTGATTTACCCACACCTGGCGCTGCTGCGAACATCGAAACTTCGGAACGACGGACAATGATTTTGTTGGAATCGAACGCCTTAAAGCAGGAAGGTAAAGGTTCCCCTCCGATACTGGCACGACCAACTGAGCGGACAAGTGTACGCATCCTGGTTCCTTTCTATTTTTAAAGAAGAGTCGCAACCAAAATGCAACTGGTGTAATTCGGCTACGACTCTTCCTCATTATTTAATTGTTAGTTAACTGGTTTGCATTGGTCAGGTGTACCCTGTGGTGAAGGACACGCCCAGAATGCATAAGGCTTTCCGCTTGCTTTACTGATTCCCTCTCGCCATATACGGGGTCCGTGCTTGCACACTGGCGACGCTGTACCTGACACTGCCGATACCTGGGTTGGAGGCGAGGATACTAAGGGCTTTGTGCCGATAGTGGAACTCGTGGTCGATAAAGGGGCTAGTGTGTAAGCACCTACGACTTTCTGTTGCACAGATGAAATCTGTGTTGAGTAATCGCCAATGCCTTCTAACAGCACAGACAATTCATCAGCCGTGTTAGCACGGATGTTTATCATATCACCTGTTGGTGTCTTGTAGGAAACTTGTAGTTTCCAGTCTTCATTTGCCATGTTTCTCATTTCTTAGAAGAGAACTGACAATACTCTGTCAGTCCACATCTATTGCAGTTGTTTGTATTTGGTATAAAAATTCCAGCCTTGCGTGCCTTATCAAATCCGCTCACAAGGTACTCCAACTTCTCATCAGTATACCCTGTTAAATCAATGAGTGGGGTAGTTCCTTCTTGCCTTGCCATCCAGTAGGCTCCGTACTTAACATCTACCCCTAGAACTTGTTTAAGTCCTAGGCGGTAGAAGCCAAGTTGTAGCGTGCTGAAAGGGGTTTGCTGTGAAGTCTTGAGGTCAACCACGACTAATTCACCATCAACTTCAAAGACTCTGTCGATAACCATTTTAACAGGTATACCAGCAAAGGTAGGTGTCAAACCCAATTCAACGGCAGGTGCGCCTTCTGGTGTGTGCCAGATTTTCCAGTTGTGATTAGCAATACGCCAATCGATATATGCTTGAACCCATTCAGGTCCAGTCTTTTGCCAAAAATCTACGTTCTCTTTATTAGGGAATGCTTTGGTAGCACGGCCACCAACTCTAGCGAAGGTTAAATCTTTACCATCTGATTCCTTTGCCCATGCTTTATCCCAGTAGTTCTGTGCTAGTAACATTATAGGTTCTCCAAATCCCAAGCCTCAGTTGCTGAGTGAAAGGCGGAGCCACCCACAGACCACACCGAAGGTTCTTCGGGTAGGTTAAGTAATCGACCTAAGTAATACTGATATCCGCAGTCGATGAATGTTGTAAATGCTGAGTACGATATGTGCTCAGGTAATGTATATCCTTGCAGTTCTATTGCCATAGATGTATTATACACCAATCAGATTAGTTTGTCAAGGATGATGATACTTGACATATTAAAATTCAGGGTGTATAATTAAATATATAATATATAATAACTATATATAAGACCCCGAAGGGGTCTATTATAATATATAATATGGGATATAATGGGTAAACTATCTGACTTTGATTTAGACTTATCGGTAGGACAGGCTGGTGAAAAACTAGTCGAAGGGTTACTGACTGGTAACAAAACAATAGAAGTCAAGACTGATTTAAAGTGGAAGAACACAAACAACATCTATATAGAAACCGAGTGTTGGTCTCACAATAACCAGTCTTGGTATGCCTCAGGCTTATCTGCTACAAAGGCTGAGTACTGGGCGTTTGTACTTGAAGGTGTGGTACTTATTGTACCAACCAAAGTACTACGCAAAGCAGTCGAGTTGTACGGGGAAGAGATAACCTGTGACATAGAACCCAACCCAAGCAAAGGATATCTTGTACAACCAGGATATGTGCTCTGGGTCACAAAAGAGTTATCTAAGTAGCAAGGGGAAGGCTACCTAGAG